CTAGCTACGCGCGAGGCGGCGGGCTGTTTGCAGGAGGATGCGGCGATCTTCGGCCGAACATGCCCGGTACAGCCGCATCAAGGCGAGTTCGTCGCCGAGCAGGGATCCGGCCTCGCCAGACACCAGATAGCCAAGCGAGGTGTTCAGTACCTTTGCGATCCGTTCCATATTGTCGCGGACCTGTCCGGCACGGTCGGTTTCCCACTGCGCGATCGCGGAACGAGATACGTTCAGCTTGGCTGCAAATTCGTCCTGGGTGAGATTAGCGGCGAGGCGGAGGGCGCGGATGCGGGCACCGACGGATTCCGCGGGCGGTTGTTTCTTGACTGACATGACTTGACCATAACATGCCGCTTTGCGGCGCGCCATGTTAGTATTTATTGACAGAGAAAGTTAGATAGACTAACATTTTGCCTCCTTTTGGAGGATGCCGAGATGCCTCATGCACGGAACTGGACAGCGGCGGCGGACGGAATGATCCGTGATATGCGGTGTGGCGGATATTCCTGGGCGGAGATTGGCCACAGCCTAGGGTTGTCCCGCAACACCGTGATTGAGCGAGGGCGGCGGCTGCGGGCGGAAGCGCCGCCGCGGGCGAGGCTCCCGGTGGGCGAGCGGCAGGCTCTGGATGATCCGAACCGCGCGCCGCTGCCGGCCGGACACCGGCTGACCTGGGGTCTGCTGACGGATGCCGACTATCCCGGGATCAACGAGCTATGACCCGCCATGTGCGGGCATTGCCTGTTGACCAGGTGCCAGCGTCAGGTGTTAGGGCGTCGACGGGCGAGACACGGCGATCCGGCGCGCCGGATAGCGTGGACGCGCTGGTCGAACGGCTTGAGCAGGCCGGCGCGACGCTGCTGTCCATGCCGGCGCGGGGCTACACCACGGGGATGCGGCAGATGCGCTTTGACATCGTGCACACGGCGCTCGAAGCCTATGGGTGGGACAGCGCCGTGCTGCGCCCGCCCGCGCCGAGCGCGGAAGCAATTTCCGCGATGGACGAAGCGTTCGGCTGGCTGGCGCTGATACCCGAACAATCCTTTGTGCTGCGGCGTATCATAGGCGCACGGGCGTTGGTGCATCCATTGACCGGGCGGCATTTATTTCCGTGGCGCCGGCTCGCCGCCATGCTAGGCGCCGACCATAAATCGGTCCAGCGCTGGCACGGCAATGGCACGGCGATGATCATGGCGGCGTTGCGCCGTGCCGGCGGCTAGTTGATGTGGACGCCGACATAAACGCCGGGTGGCGGTGGCGGCGGGTAGTGCGGCTGGGGCGGCGGCGGGTAATACGGCCGCGGCGGGGGCGCGTAATACGGCCGCGGCGGCGGTGGCGGCGCGGGGCGGTAATAGGTCACCGGACGGGGGCCGGGCGGGGGCGCGATGATGCAACCCGTCAGCGCGGCTGCCAGAAGAGCGAACACCAAGCCGGAACAAAGGCGTTTCATAACTATAAATCCTATCGTGGCAAGGCTGTGAGTCAGGGGCTTATGCCGTGGCCGGCGCCCGGCGCCAATGGCCGCGTGCACTTATCGATTTTCAGACCAAAGCTTGACGCGAAGTAAGCTCTCCCCGCCGCGTCAACTAAGTAAATAGAAGGTGATCGTGGCAGGCGCGGGGCGCTATTGTGAGTGAGTGTGACATTTTTGCGCTGTTCACGGACGCGCCGCCGATTACAAAATTGTCGGATTGCGTTCATGTTGGAACCGGGAGCCTATGGACTGGCGTATTGTGATGTTGGCCGCTTGTCTGTCCGCGGGTGCCGCGGCGGCCGCCCGCGCGTCTGACCCTGCGATCGGCGCCGCGGAAACCAGCGTGCGGCTTGGACTGACGGCCGGTTATGGCAGCTATGAGGAAAATATTTCGCCGCAAGATGCGGAGGCTGGCGGCATGGTCGGCGCAACGGCGGGTGCCAGCGCGTTGACGCCGTCTTGGTTCGGCGGCTTTGGTTTTCCGGACCTGTATGCCGACGCGGACTATGATTTCAGCGCGGGTTTTCTTCACTATAGCGGCAATCTGCAAAACCCGGCGAGTACGCCCTACCGCACGTCCGACGACGCCTATTACAACACCGCGATCGTGCGGCTGGGATTGGGCCGGCCGATTCCGGGCGGCGAAGAGATGATTCCCTATGTCGCGGGCGGCTACCAGAACTGGTACCGCAATGATGGCGGCCCGAACGGCGTGAGTGAGTTCTATCAGGCGGGTCTGGTCGGTGCCGGATTGCGGTTCGACGTCACCGCGAGCCCGATGCTGGTGTTCACCGCTTCGGCCGAAGGTCTGGCGGTGATCGACGGCTCCGTCTCCGCGCCTTCGCAGAATTTTTCTGGCGATTTCGGCACCAGCGCCGAGGAGCGCGTGGGGCTGGACGCGGATTACCGGCTTGATCAGTCCTGGCATGCTTTCGCTGGGCTGGGTGTGACGCATTATAATTATACCGGCTCCCGGCCGGATGCGTTCGGCGCTTACGAGCCGTCAAGCTCAACCCTGCGGGTGAATTCGATATTCGGGATCGCTTACGGATTCTAACCGGCGGCTGACGATTATTTTCTAACCTAGCGTTATTTTTTCTTGCCCACCCGCGCCATTTTGACCTATAGGTTTTGGCATACTGGTTCTTCACGCGGACGGACGGGTTCTTCTCCCTTTTAAATGGCTGGTGACGCGGGGTTTCTGGGCTTTGCCGGCGCGGCGTTGGAGCCGGTCGGGCAAACCCCGGCCCGGCACCACCGGCTGTTGATCGGCAAGCTCGAGGATGTGACCGCCGGCCGTTGCGACCGGCTGATGGTGAACATGCCGCCAGGCTCCGCCAAGTCGACCTACGCGTCGGTGTTGTTTCCGGCGTATTTTTTCTCGCGGCGGCCGGGGCGGCAGATTATCGCAACCGCGCATACCGCATCGCTCGCGGATTACTTTGGCCGCCATGTCCGCAATACGATCCTGGCGCATGGCGATTTGCTGGGGTTGCGGATCGCAAAGGACAGCAGAGGCGCGGCACGCTTCACGCTGGCGGATGGCGGGGAATATTTTGCCGCGGGCGTGCGCGGGCCGATTACCGGACGGCGCGCTGACCTCGTGTTGATCGACGACCCGGTGAAATCCTGGGCCGAGGCAGAGAGTCTGGTGTTTCGCGATTCCCTGTACGACTGGTATCGCGCCGAGCTGACAGCACGGCTGAAGCCGGACGGCGCGATCGTGCTGATTATGACGCGCTGGCATGAAGATGATCTGGCCGGACGATTGTTGCGCGCCGAGGACGAGTGGAGCCGGCTGACGCTACCGGCGCTGGCGCTCCCCGGCGATCCGCTGGGCCGGGCGATGGGCGAGGCGCTGTGGCCGGAATGGCAGGACGAGCTGGCGATCGAGCGGCGGCGGCGCGAGGTGGGCGAGCGAGCCTTCGCCGCACTGTATCAACAGAGCCCTGGCCCGGCCGACGCGGCGCTGTTCAATACGGCGAAAATCCGACGGTTGGCTGAAGCGCCGGAGCTGACCCGCAGCATTCGTGCCTGGGACCTGGCTGCCACCGCGGCGATGGCGGGACGCGACCCCGATTATACGGTGGGATTGAGGCTCGGCGTCACGCCGAAGATGGAAATGGTGGTTCTGGACATTATCCGGCTGCGTGCAACGCCTGGCGAGGTGGAGGCGAAAATTTTAGCCGCGGCGAAAACGGACGGCACCGGCACCTTGGTGGCGCTGCCGCAGGATCCGGGACAGGCGGGGGCGGCGCAGGTTGCCACGCTGAAGTCAAAACTGGCGGGATATCACGTTGAGGCATCGCCGGAGGGTGGCACGAAAGTGATGCGGGCGATGCCGGCGGCGACGCAGATGGACCAGGGCAATATCTCGCTGGTCGCCGCGCCTTGGAACGACAATTTTCTGGCGGAGTTGGCGGCGTTTCCCGACGGGTCAAAGGACGACCAGGTCGATGCGCTGTCACGTGCGGTGAATACGGTCTTGACGACGAATGGCACGACCGCGCGGCGCATTCGCGTCCCGTTGCTCTCACGTTGAATTAATTCCTGCGAGGCGGAATGTTCGAGACGATTTGCGATACGGTGCCCGCGGATGGGGCGATGCCGGCGCGTGTGCGGCGGCTGGATATCCTGCGCCGGGTGCTGGACGGCACGATCTATGATGGTCTGCCCTACCAGTTCCATGAGGAACGCAATGGCGCCGGGGAATACGTGCCGCTGCGGATGCGCCGGCCTTCGGTACGCTATGGATTATGCCGTGTGGTGGTCGAGGATTCGGTCGCGCTGCTGTTCAGCGCGGCGCATTTTCCAACCGTGGAATGCGCCGATCCGGAATTGATGAATACGCTGGCGGACATTGTCCGCGAGACGCGGTTGAACGCGGTGATGATCGACGCCGCGATCCGCGGTTCGGTCGGGTCCGTCGCCGTTCTGATGCGGGTGTTGCGCGGACGGGTGTATTTCTCGGTGCTGGAGAGCCTGTATCTCACGCCGTTATGGGACGTGCTGGCGCCCGATACGCTGAGTGAGGTGACCGAAAAATATCAGGTCAAAGGGGCCGATCTGGCCGCGCAGGGGTACAAAAATGTCGATTCTGGAACCGTGTACTGGTTTCAGCGCGTTTGGGATGCTGTCGGGGAAACCTGGTATCTGCCGTGGGCGGTGAATGATCCCGCGGCGGTGCCGATGGTGGACAAGGCGCGCAGCGTGACGCATGGGCTGGGCTTTGTACCACTGGTATGGATACGAAACTTGCCGGGCGGCGACGGCGTGGACGGCGCTTGCACGTTTCGTGCCGCGATCGAGACAAATATCGAGATCGACTACCAATTGAGCCAAGCCGGCCGCGGCCTGAAATATAGTTCAGATCCGACACTGCTGATCAAGGAGCCAGCGACGAGTGATTCCGAAATTGTCAAAGGAGCAGGAAATGCTTTGGTCGTATCTGAAAAAGGCGATGCAAAACTTCTGGAGATTGGTGGTACGGCTTGCGAGGCGGTGATCTCCTATGTGCGGACGCTGCGGGAATTTGCGCTCGAGGCGGTGCACGGCAACCGCGCGAGCGCGGACCGGTTGACCGCCGCGCAATCCGGCCGGGCGCTGGAGCTGATGAACCAGGGGCTGATCTGGCTCGCGGATAATCTGCGCATTTCCTACGGCGATGGCGGCGTGCTGGCGCTGTTGAACATGGTGATGCGGGCATCCGGCGTGTTTCCGCTGACGGTGCTCGGCCAGACGGTGCCAGCGCTGGATGCGACGCAACGTCTCACGCTGCGCTGGCCGCGCTGGTACCCGCTTTCCGCGGATGACAGGCTGAAGGAGGCGCAGGCCGTGGCGACGCTGACCAATGCCGGCCAGTTGAGCCAGGCGAGCGGCGTGAAAATATTGGCGGCAGCCAACGGCATTGCGGATGTGCAGGCGGAGCTGAACGAAATTGATCAGGATACGCTATGACGGATGAGACGGCAGAGCCGCAAGAGGACTGGCAGGCGCGGGCGGAGACGGCGGAAGCGGCCTTGCAACGTGCCCAGGCTGAATCGGAGGCGCGGTTGATCCGTGCCGAGCTGAAGGCGGAAGCGATTCGTGCCGGCATGGTCGATCTTGACGGGCTGAAGCTGCTGGACATGTCCGAGCTGCGGCTGAATGCCAGCGGCGAGGTGGCCGATGCGGCGGCGGTTCTGGCCAAGCTGAAGCGCGCGAAGCCATGGCTGTTCGGTGGCGGCGGGTCTTCCTCGGCGGCGGCGAATCCGCCGCGGCCGGAGCCGCCGCGGGTGCGGCACGCCAATGAGCTGAGCCACGAGGAGTGGGTTGCCGCCCGCGCGGCGCTGCTGCGCCGGCGTTAGGACCGTTAACAAGTTGAGGCTGACATCGGCGGAATGCGCTGCGCTGTTCGGTCCCACATAAAGTTAGATATTCCAACATCGAGGGGTTTGATTGATGGGTATTCAGAATTTTCCGGCGGCTTTGCAGCCGATCATTCAGCAAGGCTTTTTGGAGCGCGAGTTCGAAATGGCGCTGAAATCGCGGCTTGGCTACCGGCTGATCGCGGATCGTGAGGAATTCGCGGTCGGCATCGGCGAGACGCTGACCAAGACCCGCGCCGGGCTGAAGCCGAGTGTCACGGTGCCGTTGGCGGCGGCGACCAACACCAATCTGGATAACGGCCTGACCTCGACCAACTGGGGCGTCGAGCAATACACGATTTCACTGAATTTCTATGCCGCGACGCAGGATTTGAACATGGTGACGAGCCGCGTCGGCATCGCCAACCAGTTTCTGCAGAACGCCTATACCAATGGCGAGCAGGCGGCGCGCAGCCTGGATGAGCTGGCGCGCAACGCGCTGTTCGCGCCTTATTTTGGTGGCAATACGCGGGTGCTGACGACGCTGACCAGCGCCGGGCCGGATCTGGAGGTCGACGATGTTCGTGGGTTCCAGACCGTGTTTGTCAACGGCGTGCAGCAATCGGTGTCTTCCACATATCCGATGACGGTGACCGTTGGGTCGAACGCCTATACGCTGGTGGGCGTCACGCCGGATGCGACTAATGTGTCGACGGCGCCGGGCGGTATTTCCGGCCAGCTGGTATTTTCCGGCAATGTGACGGTCGCGGATGGCACGGCCGGCAATCCGGTGCAGGCGGCAACCGCCAGCACGATCGTGCGGCCGGCGAACCGCGCCACCACCGCCGCGTTGCAGGCTACCGATACGCTGACGATGGGCAGCCTATTGGATGCGGTCGCGCTGTTGCGGCGCAACGCCGTGCCGTTGGTGGATGGCGTGTATAATTGTTATCTTGATCCGGTCTCCGCGCGGCAATTATTCGCCGATCCCGATTTCAAGCAATTATTTACGGGTGCGACCTCCGCCAATCCGGTGTTCCGGCAAGGCATGGTCAGCGATTTCCTCGGCCTGCGCTTTATCACGACGACCGAGGCCTATGTGCAGGCAGCGCCCACCATCGCCGGCCTGTATGTGCGCCGGCCGATCGTGTGCGGACAGGGCGCGCTGATCGAGGGTGATTTTGCCGGCATGGCCGCGGATGACGTGGCGCCGAAAGATAGCCTGGTGAACGTGATCGACAATGTGGCGATGGTGACCCGCGAGCCGATCGACCGGCTGCAGCAGATCATCGCGCAGAGCTGGTACTGGATCGGCGGATTTTGCGCACCCTCCGATACGACCACGACGCCGACCACGGTGCCGACGGCGACCAACGCGAATTACAAGCGCGCGGTGATGATCGAGCATATCGGTTAAGGAACGAAAACATGGCGACGGGTTCAACTCAACCGTTCCGGCCGGCCGGAACGGCCAGCGTGGCGGCGTCAACGGCGTCCGCCGCGGTGGCTTTGGCTGGCGGCGGGCATGCGGTGCTGGTCTATAACGCCTCCGGCGCGACCGCGTTCTTTCGGCTGGGTGCCACCAGCGGTCTGACGGCGGTGGCGACCGATACGCCGGTGCCGGCGGGCGCGAGAATGCTGGTGGATGGCGGGCCGTTTGTCTCTCACGCGGCGGCGTTGCTTTCTGCCGGGACCGGAACGGTATATTTCACGCTGGGCGACGGGGATACGTATTAATTATGTCCGGAACGGCGCCGACCGCGTTCACCGATGCCCAAAAAACCGATGTGCGGCGGTTCTGCGGCTATCCGGCCTATGGCGCCGGGGCGGCGGGTTTCGAGTCGTGGCGGTTTTTCCAGGCCTACGGCACGCTGGAATACCGGCTGAACAATCTGGCGCCGGCGGAAATCGCGGTGACGCTCCAGTATCTGAGCACGCTCAACACGCTGGAAGCGGCCGTGCCGCCGGCCTCCGACAATCTGGATACGGACAGCGCCGCGGCCTGGACGCATAACCAGAACGAGACGCGCGACCGGCTGGCGCTGTTCGATGGCTGGCGGCGGCGGTTATGCGGGTTTTTGGGGGTTCCGCCCGGCCCCGCGCTGGCGGATGCCGGCATCACCTTGATCGTGTGAGCTGATGGACGGGATCAAACTGGCGGACCGGTTGGCCTATGGCGCCGGATGCGCGGCGCGGCGCGTGGGGTTCTTGCATGACGCGTACCGGCCGGATGGGCCGGCGGCGCCGATTGACCTCGCAAACCGGTTCCTGCGGCTGTGCGTGGCGTTTGTGCTGCCGGGCGGCGGCGTGGCGGGGCCCAGCGGGTTTGGCGTGCCGTTCCGGCAGGCCTGGGCGGATTGGAGCTACCTGGTCGTGGGGGATTATCTGGCCGGGCCGGAGGGGACGGTGTTCGTGGCGGCGATCGAGCCGCCGAAGCCGATGCTGGTGGTGATGACGAATGCAGTCGTGAACCTGGCGCGGCCGGCGCCGCCGGTGCTGGCCGGGCTGAACCCGTATGGCGCGGTGCTGCCGGCGACGCAGACGGTATTGCTGTCCGGCTTTCCGGCGAGCCTGCTGGCGGGCGGGGTGGATGACCGCACCCGCGCCGGACTGCCGGATGACACGAAACTGCCGGGCTTCACGGCGTTGCTGCCGGCGATTCCCTGCGTGCAGCCGCATGTCGCGGATATTTTGTCCAACGAGCGGGGCGAGCGGTTTGTGGTGACCGCGGTGGAGCAGGTGAACGGCGTGTGGCGGCTCTCTCTGGTCCAGGCGGTGAGTTGATGGCCGACCAAGCGGATGTCGAGACGGCGCTGGCCTCGCTGGTGGCGAATGCGCTGTACCCGAACGGCACCGCGGCGGCCGGGGCGGTGGCGAATTTATGCCGGGTATATCGCGGCTTTCCCACTTCACCCGCGCTGGATGCTGACCTGGCGGCCGGGGCGGTGAACGTATCGGTCGCGGCGGCGAACTCGCCCGTGAAGAACGTCACGCGCTATCCGCGTGTGTGGCGGACGGTGGCGCCGGTGCCGGCGACGCTGACGGTGACGGTGGCGGCGCAGACGGCGAGTTTTGCGGGTGCCTGCGCCGTGGGGCAGCTGGCCGGCGTAGCGGCGAATGGCGCGCTGTTCCCGTATGCCGTGCAGGCAAGCGACACGCCGGCGACGGTGGCGAGCAATCTGGCGGCGCTGCTGCGCGCGGCGGGTTGGCTGGTGGATTACGCAGGCAGCACGATCAGCGTGCCGGGCGCGTCCCTGTTCACGGCGCGGGTGGTGAACGGTGCCGGCGCATTGCAGGAGATCAAGCGGCAAGAGCAAGATTTCCGTATTTCGCTTTGGTGTCCCGATCCAGCGTCACGTGACGCGGTGGCGCCGGTGATCGACGAGGCGCTGGCGGCGCAAAAATTTATCGCGCTGGCGGACGGGTCTTATGGCCGGCTGATTTTCTCGGGTTCCGAGGCGCAGGACAACGCGGCGGATGCCACTTTGTACCGGCGCGACCTGACCTACAGCGTGGAGTATCCGACTACGCTGGCGCAGATCACGCTGGCGATGCTGTTCGGCACCGCGAGCTTTTACGCCGACGCGGCGTTCGTCAAGAATTATCAAAGCTAGAGGCAAAATGATGACATTTCATTTGGTGGTGCTGCGGCCGTTCGGCGGTTTCAGGCGTGGCGACGTGGTGACCGAGAGTGCGGCGATCGCGACGATTCTGGCGGGGCCGGAGAAAGCATTTGTGGTGCGCGTGAATGCGCGCGCCGAAACGAAAGGGGTCTGAGCCATGCCGGTTTTCGCCCAAGGGAATATCAATACGACCGCGCTGATCGTGCCCGATCTGTACGTGCAGATCGTGGCGCCGCAGACCTTGCTGCTGAATGGCGTGCCGACCAATACGCTGGGCGTGGTCGGCTCCGCGACATGGGGGCCGGTGGGCGAGCCGACGGTGATCGGCTCGATGAGCGACTACGCCGCCACCTTCGGCGCCGTGATGCCGCGCAAATATGACATGGGCACGCAGGTGGCGACCGCGGTGCAGCAAGGCGCGTCCAACTTCATCTGCGTGCGGGCGACGGACGGGACCGATACCGCGGCGTCTCTGTCCGTGCTGGGCGCGATCAGCTTTACCGCGCTTTATACCGGGACGTTTGGCAACCAGCTGACGCTGACGTTCTCGGCCGGGTCGGCGGCCAATTCCTGGTGTTTGACGATCGCGCTGCCTGGGCTGAATCCGGAAGTGTTCAACAACATCACCGGCAGCGGGGCAGCATTCTGGGCGAACCTTTCCGCCGCCGTGAACACCGGCAACGGGCCGTTGCGTGGACCGTCCCAGCTGGTGGCGGCGACCACCTTGTCCACCACCGCGACACCGCTGGCGGGCGTGTATCCGTTCAGCGCCGGCACGCCGGGCAGCGATGGCGCGGCCGGGATGGACGCGGCACTGCTGGTGGGCGTGGATACGGTGCCGCGCCAGGGCATGTACGCGCTGCGGGGCCAGGGCTGCGCGATCGCGCTGCTGGCGGATGCGGACACCGCCAGCCAGTGGAGCGTGCAGGTGGAATTCGGCTTGTCCGAAAGCGTGTATATGATCCTGACCGGACCGGCCGGCGATAACATCACCAATGCGGTGAACACCAAGTCCGCCGCCGGGATCGACAGCTACGCGGCGAAGCTGATGTTCGGCGACTGGATCTACTGGTATGACCAGGCGAATGCGTTGACACGGCTGGTCTCGCCGCAAGGGTTCGTCGCCGGGCGGCTCGCGAATTTGTCGCCGGAGCAATCCTCTCTGAACAAGCCGCTTTACGGCGTGGTGGGAACGCAGAAAACCGGGCAGCCGGGGGCGGGGACGGCGACGACCTATGCGACCGCGGATCTGTCCGCGTTGATTGCCGCGGGCATCGACGTGATTGCCAATCCGCAGCCGGGCGGCGCGTTCTGGGGTGTGCGCGCGGGGCATAACACGTCCTCCAACGCCGCGATCAACGGCGATAATTACACCCGGTTGACCAACTATATCGCCGCCACGCTGTCGACCGGCATGGGGCTATACGTGGGGCAGCTGGTCAACGCCACATTGTTCCAGAACATCCGGGCTACGCTGCTCGCGTTCCTGAACGGGTTGCTCGGCCAGGGGTTGCTGGGCAGCACCGACGGGTCAGTCCCGTTCGCGGTGGTGTGCGACATCACGAACAACCCGGCTTCGCGGACGAGCCTTGGCTACGTGCAGGCGGATGTGCAGGTGCGGTACCAGGCGATCAACGAGAAATTCATCGTCAATGTGCAAGGCGGCCAGACCGTTACGGTCAGCGTGCAGTCGGTCACGGCCAGCTAAGGAGGATTGAGCCATGCCTTACAATACGTTTTCCATCGGCAGTGATTGCCAACTGGTGGTGATGGGGCCGTTCGGCCGGGTGGATCTGGCGCATGTGACGGGGTTTGAGGCGAACCAGGTGACGTTGCCGATCCGCGTGGACCGGCTGGACGGTGTGCAATTGGGCGCGGAGCTGCCGAAAGGCTGGTCCGGTATGTTTACGCTGGACCGCGGGTCGCCGGCGGCGGATGATTTCATCGCCGCGATCGAGCAGGCCTATCTGGCCGGACAGTCAATCCCCGCCGGCACGCTATATCAATACGTCAACGAACCGGATGGGTCGACCTCGACCTATCAGTTCAGCGGGGTGGTGTTCAAGCTGACCTCCGCGGGGGCGTATCGCGGTGACGCGCCGGTCGCGCAGAAATTATCGTTCTATGCCTCCAGCCGGGTGAGTTTGTGATGGAACAGGTGATCACCGATAAAGCCGGGCGGCGGCTGACGCTGCGCAAGGTGGGCGTGCTGGAGACGTTGCGGCTGTATAAGGCGCTGGGACCAGAACTGTCATTGAACGGCCCGTATCTGTCCGCCGCGAGAATTGCCGCGGCTGTCGAAATGATAGATGACGTGCCAGTCCCTTTTCCGGCGAGCGAAGCCGCGGTAGAATCATTGTTGGATCGGCTTGGTGAAGATGGCGTCATGCTTGTCGGTACGGCAATTCGGCGGCCGGCGACGGCCGCGGTGGTTGCTGAAGCGGGAAACTAGCCCGGCACGCCGCGCTGGCTGACTGTCTTTACTTGGTCAAGAGCGGCGTGCCCTACAACGTTGCGTTTGAGCTGGATGATGCAAGCCGGACGGCCTATATCGTCATTCTTGGCAGTCTAGACGGACTTCAGTTTGACTGGAAACGATTGCGCTGGAGAGATGAGTTGTAAAGAAATAGAACGTAATCCCGGTAAGACGTAATGCCGATTTTTACCAGCTATTCAATGGGGTGTTAGCAATCAACATTCGGAAGACAATTTGGATACAAGAATTTCTATACGGTTGAATTTGATGATGAATTTGGTGAAGGATTTACGCTAAAGTATGGCCCGCCGCCGCCTAATCCCAAGAATCCCTTTCCCCCCATCTTCTGATTAGTTTCAAGGTGCCGAAAATGAACGATGGAACAGAGCAGACGGGTCTTGTGAAGTCCTTGGAGGTCAACGGAGAGAAAGTACCCGACTCGCAAGAAAAGGGATCGGAAAGGAAGCAACTTTATCTCCGGCTTGCACCCAACGGCAGGATTGATGAGGGAAGCAGGTCTGAAAACAGCGGAAACTATCTGATCGTACCCGCTGATTACAATGTTTCAGATGCCATTGCCGAGGCGGACAAGGTCAATCGGGACATGCGCGATGCCTCATCCGTGGAGTCGCCCTTGGGTGGACTCACCGAAGGTCTGAGAGAGATGACGCATGATTTTAGGCCCGGCGGTTCGCAAGACCTCCAACGCGGCAGGGCTTGGGGCGTTCCGGATGGTGAGGTCGATCCCGTAGTAAAGGATTCGGCTTCCTGGAACTTTGGCGTCACGACTCAACTTACCCGCATCCCGGATTTTATGGCGGAAATTGGCGCCGGCGGCCTGAACATTGATGAATACGTGCGTGACCAGATCAGGGTTCTGAGAAAGGGAGGTAAGGCAAACCACAAATTGCCAAGCTGGTGGTTCGGGATGGATGGCGCCGATGCACTGAAGTTTGAAGCCGGAGTTCGGGCTGCGAAGATGCCCGAGTTTCATCAAGTCATTATGCAGAATTCGGAGAAAAGCATCGGACAGATTGCACCGGTTCCCGCGCCAAAATCGCACAAAAAAGCAGCCCCTCATGGCAGCGCACAAGCGGAGGACGATAATGTCCACAAGGCGATCATGACGGCGCTAGCGGACCTCTCGTTACAGAAATTGGCGTCTGAAAATTCTGAGTATGGCGGTCTGACCCACCTTGCCTCCTTCCACTCGTATTTCGTGGCAAAGTCTTCCGGCCTTCCCACGGATGGCAACGATACCGTGCCGCGTTCGGCGGTGCTTACGGGCCGTTCGTCGCCCGATCCGTTTGGCGCTACTTCTGATTCAGAAGGCTTCGACGCGTTCATCCGACGCCAACCAGCAGAGTTCTATTCTGATCCGATCTTGCTGGGTAGGGATAATTCAACCAGTCCCGAGCGACGCTTGTCTGGAACAGGTTTTGATGATGTGCTCCCAACAATTGCACCAATACGAAAGAGTTCGTGGTCCACGGATACTCCCTTTGACCGCGTTCGTCATCAAACGAATACGATCCCCAATCCGTCCCGCGGCGTGCATACGCGGGATGACAATCTTGTAAAGAGGTCACCCGCGGCTGGTCTAGGGAACCTCTGCGTAGCATGA